GAACGTCAGGTTATTTATGGTATTTAAAAGCCGAATCTGAAACTCGATTAAGATTTGAAGATTATCTTGAGATGGCTATGGTTGAAGGCGAAAAAACAGCTGCAGGTTCTGGAGTTGCTGGATTAGCCGACAAAATTAATGGAACTGAAGGTCTTTTTGCTGCTATTGAATCTAGAGGTAATGTACTTAATAATTTTAGTGCAGCCGCTGGTCTAGGTGAGTTTGATAGTATTCTTAAAAATCTTGATACTCAGGGTGCTATTGAGGAAAACATGCTTTTCTTGAATAGAAAAACTTCTTTGGATTTTGATGATATGCTAGCTAATATTTCTTCCGGTATGGGAGGGGGTACTGCTTTTGGTCTATTTGAAAACTCTGAAGAAATGGCTTTGAATCTTGGATTCACTGGCTTCCGCAGAGGTTCTTATGATTTCTACAAAACTGACTGGAAATACTTAAATGATGCATCAACACGTGGATTTGACAGCGGCTATAATGCTGCGGGCGAGGATTCAATTGATGGTGTTCTTATTCCAGCTGGTACTTCTACTGTATATGACCAAATCCTTGGCACTAATATTCGACGACCATTCCTTCACGTACGTTACCGTGCTTCTGAAGCTGATGATCGAAGACTTAAAACTTGGATTACAGGTTCAGTAGGCGGAGCATTTACTTCAAGCGATGACGTAATGAATGTACACTTCTTGTCAGAAAGATGTTTGTGTGTTCAAGGTGCTAACAACTTCGTATTGTTGAAGAAATAAGCAATATCCCTTAAAAATTACCCTCGTTTAATTACGGGGGTAGTTTTTATTTTTATTAAAACTTTTATTATATTATATCATGGCAAAAAAAGCTACAGCAGAAGAAACAATTGAGGTTGCACCTCAAGAAATAGTTAAGGCTAAAACTGTAAAAAAAGAGCCAAAAGGACCAAAATGGGAGATTAAAGATAGACACTACTATTTAGTAGATTCTTCTCCATTAACTTATACTATACCAGCCAAGCATTCTAGACATAGATCAATGCTTTGGTTTGATTTAGAAAAAAACGAACAAAGAGAACTTAGGTATGCGACTAATCAAAATTCTCCATTTGTTGATGAACAAAAAGGAGAGGTTACATTAGGGCATATTATGTTTAAGAATGGTCACTTATTTGTAGGCAAAGAAAAGCAAGCATTACAAAAGTTGCTTTCCTTGTATCACCCGTTCTTAAATAGAAGATATACAGAGCATGATTCTATTGTGGAAGCAAAAGATCAGCTTGAAGGCATTGAAATAGAACTGGAAGCCCTTAATGCTGCAATGGTAATGGATGTTGACATGGCTGAAGCTGTTGTTCGGGTTGAGCTTGGCAGCTCGGTTTCAAAAATGAGTTCTAAAGAGTTAAAGAGAGATTTACTTTTGTTTGCTAAAAGAAATCCTGCACTATTTTTAGAACTTGCTAACGACGATAATGTTCAACTTCGTAATTTTGCAATTAAAGCAAAAGAAGCAAATATTATTAAACTTTCACAAGACCAGAGAATCTTTTCTTGGGCATCAAATGACAAAAAACTTATGACAGTTCCATTTGATGAAAATCCATATTCAGCTTTTGCTGCATTCCTGCAAACAGATGAAGGCGTAGAAGTTTATAAATCAATTGAGAAAAAGTTTTTATAACGCGTAATACTAATATAGAGCGGTAGCGTTATGTTGTCGCTCTATATTAAAATAAAAATATGGCTATAAATGTAAATACCGTATATCAAACGGTTTTATCTATTTTAAATAAAGAACAGCGGGGCTATATGACCCCAGATGAATTCAATAAAGTGGCTACTCAGGTGCAATTGGAAATTTTTGAAAGTTATTTTAATGACTTAAACCAACAGCTTAGAGTGCCACAAACAAATGTTGAATATGCTGACAGACAAAAAAATGTAGATGAATGCTTAGCTATATTTAAACAATTTGGAAATACATTTACGACTCCTGCCGGGAAAGTTTTAACAGCAACTATTACCAGCGGAGGAACCGGTTATAGTGATGGCACAAATGTTGCTACTACTGGCGGAGATGGCTCAGGGTTTACCGTAAACACTACGACCAGTGGAGGGGTAATACAGTCAGTTGCTATAGCTAACGGTGCATCAGGATATTCAGCCACAAATACAGTAACAATAACAGGGGGCACTACAGAC